TACCGCAGATCGTTATATGACATGGGATCAGTCAGCAGACAGGTTAAATCTTAGAGATCATGTGGAGCTAACTTTAGGAACTCATAATGATTTGAGACTTTGGTACAATAATGTGCGTGGCCGTATTGCGTACACAGGAGGCAATGAATTTCAAATTACGGCAAGTAATACTTTAGCACTAGGTTTCAATGACTCTGACGGTGTATATGGGGAAACTGCGATTGTCTGTTATAAAGATGGAGCGGTAAAAATTAGGCACGATAATTCGCAGAAATTCACTACAGATGCAGGGGGCATCACTGTCACTGGAAAGATGACCTCTGACACAATTACCACAGCGTTAAGTTTGGAGATGTTTGCGTCTGGGGGTAATAACTACATTTCGTCAGAGGCATCAGGATCTCACCTGATTATAAGAAATACAGGTGGGGGGAATACCATAATACATGGCACTACAAATGAGAATGCGATTATAGCCAAGCCAAATGGAGCAGTAGAGCTATACCACGACAACGCAAAGAAGTTCGAGACTAGTTCAACAGGAGCAACAATAACTGGAAACCTCGTCATGGGTGGAGGGCAGATCAAGTTTGCCAATGGGGGTCATGTGATGCTAGGAGATTCCAATGATCTTCGTTTGTACCATGATGGCAATAGTTATATAGCACATGACACTGAAGGCGATTTTTTTATTCAGCAAAATTTAGCGGATAAGGATCTGGTTCTACAATGCGATGATGGGTCTGGCGGTACAACTGATTACTTCCGTTTAGACGGTAGTGATGCAATGATGAAAGCCCACAGGCAACTTAGGTTTCTTGATAATGTTAAGGCAACCTTTGGTAATTCCGATGATCTCGATATCTACCATGACTCAAGTAATAACAACAATTACATTCAAGCTAATAATGGTAGAAATTTATTTATTGAATCAAATGGAATTTCGTTAAGATCTCAGGCTGGAGAGAACATGATTACTGCTACTGGAGATGGAGCTGTAAATCTTTTTCATAATAATACAACTCGGTTGCAGACTACCTCAACTGGAGTCAGGATACTCGGAGACAAGTTTGGTATTTATCAAGGCATAGAGGAAGATAATTATTACTTTGATGATTATAATGGTGCTAGGAATGTATCAGCAATTCTTAACACACAACGAGCTGATATAATAAGGTATCAGTCATTTCAAAATTTAGAATCTTGGAATGGTTCTGCTTGGGTTGATGCGTCTAGTCAAAATGGTAACTTAGAAAACCTATTAGATGGTAGAACAGACACGAGCTGGTATGTGCCTTCTACTTACTACAAGTTTAGGTTTGAGATATCTGCGTCAACTGACTGGCCTCTTAGAGCCTTAATAGGATTACAAACTTCATGGTCAGGATCTAGTTTCCCTGAGTGTGAGATGATTGTTGAAGAGAAGCAGACAGATGGGACTTGGGCTACAAAAGTCACAGCACAATTCACCAGTGCAAATGGTATCACTAATTGGGGGACTATGTTAAGAGCAGACTCTGCTCTCCATACAGGTAGAGGAATGACTTTTGAGACTAGGATCACTATAGATTTTTATGGGTGGACTCCAAGTAACTCAAGCTACACAACAATACCTCTTCAGAATATTCTCATATCTAGTAACTATTCAGGAAACATCACACATGATACACAAAACCTCTTAAATTATGACAGAGATATTTTAGCCCCTTCAAAATTGGGTATAGGAACTACAACCCCAAGTCGCACATTACATGTTTATGATTCAGCAGGGCCGACTATAAAATTTGAAAGAAGCGGTAGCTCCAATTTAGAGTTCCAGTTTGGGACTACTAACACTTCAATTATAGGAGCAGGAGAGATTCAGTTTAGGGCAAATGGTGGCAGTACAAACAAGTTCATAATCAACAATTCGCAGATTCAATCAAACGCCAAGCTTCTTGTTAATACCAATTCAGGTATTGATGTTCACACAAGTGATACTGGAACCATTATCCAAAGTGGTAACTCATCTGCAACAAGTACACCTGATCAGTTTTTCATTAACCATAGCGCAGCTAATGTTGATATGGGGAATAACAGGGGCAACATAAAGATCACCAAAGGGATTTTGAATCCTATGTTTAGTGATCAAGGCGGTGGACTTGGCTTAGAAGCAATGAGGTGGTCATATTATCCAGCTTCGTCTGATTATTATTTATCATTAGCAACAGAAGTTCCAGCAGGTGGTGTGGTCAGATACCACTGGAACATGAAGAATAACGGTACTGCTTACGATGATGTAATGGTATTTGATAGGGGGAATGTCCACATAGGAGGTACTGATTTAACAGCAAAGCTTTCTATACGAGATGATGGTTCTTTAACTCAAGACATTGTACACATTAAAGGTGGTGGGTCTTCTGGAAACTTCGACATGTTGAAGGTCGAAGCTAACAATGGTGATGATATCTTTAGGGTGAATGCTCAGACATATCATGTGTTGATGCCTGACAGTGATACAAAAGTCGGTATTGGTACTACATCGCCACAAAAAGCTTTAGAAATTTCAGCAGCAGGAACAAGTGGGGGCGGTGTTATGCGCCTAACATCTACAGGTGAAACAAGCGCAGGAGATGCTGTAGGTAAAATAGAATTTTACAATAGTGATACCACTGACCATACAGCAGGTGTTATGGCATCTATTAAGGCTATTGCAGGGCCGTCAGGTGGTGAAGGTCATTTACAGTTCTTAACTGATATGCCCTCAGAAGGTGCAGAGGCTAATCAAGTTGCTTTGCATTTACACTCAAATGCTAATGTTGGTATAGGCACTACAAGTCCAACAAGTAAACTTGAAGTATCATCTTTCGGAGCGCATGGAATTAACATTTCTCAAGATTCAACCGCTAGTACCTTATCGGGAAGATTGTTCTTGAGCAACGGCACAACCAACCAAGCGTGTACGTTATTTAACAGTGGTGGAACACTAAGGTTTGCGACAGGCGGTCATATAGGCAACAGCTCTGGTGACACTAGGATGACATTGCTTGCGGATGGTAAATTAGGGGTAGGTACTACATCTCCACTTGGAACGGTACATATTTTCACAGCAGATGCTGGTGCAGCTATAGCTACAAATACAAGTCACGATGATCTAATAATAGAGAATGGTGGGAATTGTGGTATTCAATTATCTGGCCCTGCAAGTAGTTATCAATACTTAGCTTTTGGTGATACAGCTTCAGCTAACCAAGGTTATGTAAGATATTATCATACAGATAATAGAATGGATCTACGTGCAGGAGGCACGGATACTTTAAGTCTTGTTGGGGGTAAAGCAGGATTAGGCACTACTTCAGTAAATACTGGAGTAGGTATCCAAGTAGCAAATGGCGCTATTTATGCTACAAATGGAGATGCTTATTTAGATACTATAAGTGCAGGTTATTTTGCTTCTACTAGATCTTTAAATCTTAAATCAGGAGCTTCTGGCAAAGTCATTCTTACGACAGGAAGCAATGATCAATTAAAAGCTGACAGTGGTGGGTTTGTTGAATTATCACATGCTGGATCTACAAGTGGAGGAAAGTTCTTAACTAGAAGGTACAGTGGAGACGATTATCTTAGTGTCTTTAGTACAGAGTATTCAAGTGGCTCATTAGTACTTGGATATGGAGTAGCTGGAAAATATGGAGCAGCAGGTTTTGTATCTACATACGATAACTTTGAAGGACATAAGACACTCCTGAAGATTAATCATGATGGAATAAATGTCCTTACTACAGGAAGTGCTGCTACAGACGCAGTAGGTGCTGACCTTTCTATGGCTGAAAGGTTTAGAGTGCAGGTTAATAAGTCCTACTTTAACAACGGGCCAGTCGGTATTGGCACTACAAGCCCTGCCGAAAAGTTACACATAAATGGAAGTACTAATGGGAATGTAAAAGCATTAATACAAAATACTAATACAGGGAGTAATGCTTATGCTACTTTAGGATTTCAAAATGACCTCCCTCATTCTGTTCAACCTGCGTTATTTTTAAACGGGACTAATAATACAAATTATGCGGGTGCGAATTCCTTGAATATGTACCAATATGGTTCATATAACCTTGGCTTTGTTACCAATAATCTACTACGCATGACTGTAACTGGTAGTGGTGATGTTTGTATTGGAACTACCGCTACAATGTCATCAGCTAACGCTAGAAGGTTAGTTGTTGGAGATGGTGCAGGTACAGAAGGAATAACTATTTATTCAGGAAGCGATTCTTCGGGATGGCTTGCATTTGCAGATGGTACATCAGGTGACCAAAGCTATAGAGGAATTGTCCAGTATAGCCATGCTAATGATGCTATGTCGTTCCATACTCAAGGAACAACTGAGAGGATGCGAGTTAATTCAACGGGGTTAGGTATAGGCACTAGCGCACCAACTGAAAGATTAGACGTTGTCGGTTTAATTAAGTTTGGTAACACAAGGTCTGATAACACTCAAAAGATAGCAAGGCTTCTTGTACCTGAATATAATAATTCGCATGGGTCTTTCCTTGCATTTATGGGTACTGCTAACCAAACTAGTAATGCTGTTAGTTATGGGGGAGGTACATCAACAGCAGACGCAGCGACACTTTTATTGTTCTACACTGCATCTGCGGTTAATACCCATACGGGTACTGAAAGAATGCGTGTTACTTCTGACGGAAAGGTAGGTATTGGAACTCAATCACCACAACAAGAGCTAGATGTCGATGGGGTTATTAAACAAAAGGTATATACTGTATCAAGTTTACCAACAGCAGGTAGTTCAACAATAGGATGCAGAGCTTTTGTGAGTGATTCAGCTTACGCATTTAGCTCTAGCTATCTAGGATATACAGTTTCAGGGGGAGGAAGTAATTTTGTCCCTGTTTATTCAGACGGAAGTTACTGGTATATAGGCTAATAAAACACTTGAATCTACGTATTTACTGCATATCCTAACTATATTATGGAAGAAGTTACACTTAAACTAAACAAGGATCTAATCCAAGTAAACATCCAAGCTATCGATATTGCTGTTAAAGCTGTCGGTTTGAACGGTGCTGAAGCTTTAGTCGTTTTAGCCAAAACAATATCTGAGCAAACAGGCGAGACTGTCGCTCCTCCAGAGCAACCAGAAGCTGAAGAGGCTCAAGTAGAAGTAGTTGAGTAATGCGTTTTTACGTAGAAATAGAAGATGATAATCATCTTGCTGGCATCACAAAAGCCAGAGAAGCGTACAACGCCTCACTACCTTGGATAGATAATCCTGATTATGTAGAGCCTTATCTCCTGAAGGAGATGGTTAATCCTGATTATGAGGAGCCTATAGGTGATCCACTTATAGAAAATCCTGATTATGAACCAGCAACTGAAGAGTTTGGGGAGCCTTTAATACCCAACCCTGATTTCGTAAAGGGTTCAGAAGCAGTTGGGGAACCGCAGATTCCAAATCCTGATTACGATGAAGAGGACGAAGAGTCTGAGGAGTTCATAGATAATCCTGATTATGTTCCCGCAGTCGAGGAACAAGGGCCAGCAGTTATTGACAACCCTGATTATATAGAAGCTAAAGAAGCTGTAGGGGAGCCAATGATTGAAAATCCTGACTACGTCCCTGCTGTTGGAGAGCCTACTATACCCAATCCAGACTACACAGAAGGTACTCCAGATCTTCCACAAACCATTCCACAGGAAGGCTTTACAGAAGATAAAGACTACATGAAGTGGGTGATTGAAAAGGCTGCTGAGAGTTACGCCAAGGAATTTGGTATCATTGAATAAGTATGATATATTGCTCGTTATATGAGCAATAGTGAGATCGTAGCTAAAGGGGTTACAGGTGTAACAGGATCGTTAATAGCGGTTACTATTCCTTACGCAGAAGTTATTCAATGGGGCATCCAAGTTGTTGGAGGTCTCTTAGGTATTACTGTAGCTATAATTACTTTGTATAATCTAATTAAGAAGAAGAAATGAACAAGCAAGCAATACTAGGTATCATCAGACATATACTAACTTTTGGAGGAGGTTTTATGACACAGAACGGATTAGCTACTGGAGAAGAGATTACCACAGGGGTTTCTGCCGCAGTAACTCTTGTCGGCGTTATTTGGTCTATACTGTCCAAAAAGTCTAAATGAAGAAGTTTTTAGGGCTAATCAAATCAGCCTTAGACGCTTTCGTTCATTTTTCTGAATGGAAAAGGAGGACTTATATACATGAACTTGAAGATGAAATTGATCGCCTCGCTGCTGATGGTAGCCCTGCTGCCAAGCTGCAACTTGAGCGACTTAGCAGGAGACTCAAAACTGAACGAGAGCTCCTTGTACGACCCTCCGACGATAACATTGATTAAAGGTTACGATTATCCTTTTCAAGAGGGTAATTTAATGGGACGAGGTCAAAAGTTTCACAGTGATTATTCTTATCGCCGTGCTATAATAATAGGAGGAGACAAATAATGCCAAATATAAACATGACACCACGGGCCGGAGCTAAAGCCGGGAAAAAAGGAAAAGACCTTTTAAGAGCTAGTATTATCGAAAAGAACAAGAAAACAGTTACTCCAAGAGCTACAGCCGTCGCTAGACCCCTTAAAAGTAACGATGCTAACTTCCGTGGTTATACACCAGAGTTAGGGGGTATGATGCAAAAAGAAGATAAAGACGGAAATCCAATAGGAAAGCCTTACTACGCACCTCCAAGAAGACGATAATGTTCTGGAAAAGACTATTTCAACCTAAGAAAAAGGTAGTATCTAAAAAACCCGTCGTAAACTCCGCAGCCGGGATACAAACAACGGCTTACGATTTAGCGATGCGTTATGTAGGTGTGAAGGAAGTACCGGGTACAAAAGACAACCCTATAGTGCTTTCTATGCTTAGATTGGATAGTAATTGGCCTGAACACGACGAAGTTCCTTGGTGTTCTGGTTTTATGAACTGGATTGCATGGCATTTAAGATTACCCAGATCTAAGAGTTTAATGGCTAGAAGCTGGTTAAACGTAGGAAAACCTGTCTCTTTGAGTGATGCCGAACCGGGGTTTGACGTAGTTATATTGTGGAGAGGTAATCCTGACGGCCCAAGTGGACATGTTGGTTTATACGCAGGTACTGGGTCTGGTACCATAAAGATCTTGGGAGGAAACCAAGGAAATGCTGTAACTATATCAGAATATCCTAAGAATAGATTACTAGGAATTCGTAGAATATATGGTTAATTATAGTAGATAAATTTAAACTATATAATACATGGCCCAAGTTAACCAAATAACAGGAATAAAAGTTACAGCAGATAGCGGAACAGCTTGCACATACGTTAAAATTGAAAATGGCGTTATGGACGTAGATACTTTGGCGGCAGGAGCTACCTCTACGTTTCAACTTACTTCAGTAACTGTAGATACTACTAACCACGTAGTTAGTGGCTACACTTCTGACGGAGTTCGTTACGTTTTCGATAAAAAGGGAGCTGGACAAGGTTCTCTGGACATTGCATTAGCTGGAACTGACTCTTAAGCTTTAATATGCCCAAGCCTCCGTCACCGCCTCCGCGTAAGCAGAGGGTGTTAAACTTCGTATCCCCGAAGGTAGCGGATATTATTTTCTATGAACTTCGTGATGGTAGGCTTCCTCAATATAAGACTACCCCGGCATACGGAACCGCTCACCCAGATAAAAGAAAATACCCAAACCATAAATTAGTTTTTGTTACCCCAGCAACCGCCTCGGAAGACGGGTGGCAAAAATGGTATTACGCAGCTTCTAGGGAGTCTCAAGATGATTACAATTTTGAGATTGATGGAGATGAAAGACTTACTAGAACATACATATATCCTAGGGCAGACTATTTACTAGATACATACAAGACTTCAGTCAAACCTGCCGTAGGTACTGTTGATACAAAATTTACAGATTTTCAATTTCAAGAGGAAGACATTAGAAGAACTTCAGACAAAATTATAGATTCATATTTTGTTGTAATACAACGTGTCTTTGTAAACCCTAATAAAATAGTGGCGGCTTCTGAGTCTGGAACTGCTAGAGGTGAGACAGGGTCTGAAACTACTTTGGGTACATATCAAACTGCACACGCAGTTTCTCCCGGAATAGTTCTACAAAGGTCTTCTAGGTTAACCGAGTATGATCTTTGGAATAACACAGAAAGCCGTTTAGCTTTACGTGCTGGTGTAAATAACACCGCTACAACACAAAGAGTGGGTTACACTGAGACAAGCACTTCAGAGTTATCATTAACAGAACCCGCAGCTAGTTCAGAGCCTTCTTTCAATAAAAGGTTAGTTACCACAGATGCTGAAGGTAAAGATGCTGTTTGGGCTGCTAGTAGGTCTACAAGGGCAGCTAAACCTGCTAATGGTAGTGAAATGGTTACGTTTTTAGGGGGTGGGGTAGCTGATGTAGATATTAGATTAGTTACAGATTTAACTCAACCTGACACAGGTTTTTATGTTGTAGGGTCTAGTGTAAGTCCTTTAGGTAACGGAGACGCTATTAAAACAACTAAAACTATTAATGATTACCCAGCTTTAGTAGAAAATAGATACGACAGTCAGTTGGACGCTATGCTGACTATAACTAAAACAGTAGTAGTACCGGGAACTGTAACAGGCAGTAAGTCTGTAGGAAACATTACAGAGATTAGACCTGTTGACAGGTGGCGTTCTGTTCAAATAGTTACGACGGCTGCTGGAGTAGAACGTACAGAAATAATACCCGGAGTATTTAACTTTAGAGTCCCCCCTGTACTAAACAGGTGCGGCTTTTATTACACTTATGCTTACGCAGGGTTTGGGGGAAACTACCAACAAGACAGAGACGTCTCACTTTTGTTTGAAGTAACCGAAGCTTACACTGAAGCTGTAAAAGGGCAGACCCGTAGAATTATAACAAGTTCTATCGATGGTATTATAGAGGAAAACCCTGTCGTTAATTTTAAACCTCAAAGCCATACCATTAATTGGCTTTCTGCTTACTCTTATGCAGACGCCAAAAATGTTTGGGCTAAAGCCAATGTAAGAGCTTGGCAGACTCCCATGGCTTTGTGTGCGGGATTAGACATAGAAACTCCTCCATTTTTTCCAAGGGACGAATTAAACGCTTTCGCTGTAGACGATCAATACACTTCAAGGATACCTGCAACAAGTCCAGCAGGGTTACCTTCAGCAGGTACTTTAATGACGATAGATATACAGACAAGAAAACTTAAGTTAGGGTATTGGGAGGTTTTAATTAAAGAGATTTACAGTCCCGGTTAAATGTCAAGGTTAAGAGATTTAGAAGCGGAGG